AAGAAATCGTCAAAAAGAATTAGCTGGAATGCTAAAAATGGCGGACGCGTTCCGTCAACAGCAGTTCGGGTGTTTTAATGACATCTGTTTGAAAACGTAGTATGGTGACACAAAGGAGATTACTATGCCTAAGAAATTAAAAATGGTTGAAAAGAACGGCGAGATGGTTCCGTTCTATGCTGCGGACGGCGTTGGTAAAATGAAATATGGCGGACGCGTAAAGATGATGGGCGGCGGTGCAGTTCGCGGTTATATGAACGGCGGAAAGATTACGCGCTACAAATATGGCGGTTGTGTCGAAAAGAAAACCAACCAAAACCCACATATGAGTTGATACAATGACAACATCAGGTTCAAGAGACTTTAACATGGATGTCGGTGAGATCATCGAGGAAGCGTATGAACGCTGTGGCCTCGAAGTTCGCACGGGTTACGATGCTCGAACAGCGCGTCGGTCGTTGAACCTGATGTTTGCTGATTGGGCTAACCGTGGTCTAAACCTTTGGACGGTGAATCAAGGCATAATCACATTGACAGCAGGTCAGGCACAAGAAACGCTTACCTCTGATGTAGTTGATGTTCTGGAAATGGTTCTTCGTAGAGACAATACGGACTATGAAGTAGAGCGGATTAGCCGTGGCGAGTATTTAACTCTGCCAAATAAAACCACGCAAGGGCGTCCGAGCCAGTTTTATTTTGATCGGCAGATAGATCCGGTGATTAACCTGTGGTCTGTTCCTGAAAACTCTACTGATCAGCTTGTTTATTATTACGTTCGCAGAATCGAGGACGCAGATGCTTTGGTTAATACTACTGATATGCCTTTTCGTTTCTATCCTTGTATGGTGGCGGGGTTAGCATACTATTTGTCTATGAAACGTGCGCCAGAGAGAGCGCAACTTTTAAAAGTTGTGTATGAAGAAGAGTTCCAACGTGCAGCAGATGAAGATGAAGGGCGTACTCCACTGAAGTTACAGCCTAGCATTCAGTACTTGAGGGTCTAATGTCATACGCATCGGGAAAACATGCCTGGGGAATATCTGATCGTTCAGGTCGCCGCTATCGTTTACGCGATATGCGACTTGAGTGGACAGGTGCGCTCGTTGGCCCCGATGAGTATGAACCAAAGCACCCACAGTTGTTTCCCCCCAAGGTGGGACCAGACCCTCAAGCGTTGCGTAATCCGCGTCCAGACACCAAAGAAACGGTTCAGGCTTATGTCGGTGTTCCGTTAGTAGAAAACCCAAACTTGAGCAGCCCTCTTGGGGTTGGTCAAATAGGCACGGTACAGGTTAATACAAACCAAGCAAGCGATGTCGTCAACTTGACGGGGGTTGGTGCTACGAGTGCAGTTGGTTCTGCTTCTGCTCAACCGGACGTAACCGTTGACGTAACGGGTATTTCAGCTACTGGTCAAGTGGGTAGTGCAAGTGCGTTCCCGATTGAAGAAACTTACAACATAACGGTATTCGCACCGTTTGGCTCAAATATTTTTGCACAAGACGGTGCTGCTCCAGGTCCAGCCGGAAGAGATGTTACTGAAGGTTTGGTCTATCGATACGACCAATCTGACAACTCCAACTCGGGGCACCCTCTTCGGTTTTCCACCACACCGGATGGAACACATGGTGGTGGCGTTGAATACACAGTAGGTGTCACGTACAACGGCGTCCCAGGCAACGCTGGAGCATATACTCAGATAGATGTCGCAATAGGTGCGCCAACATTGTATACTTATTGCAGTGTTCATTCGGGCATGGGATATAAGGTTAATACGGTAGCACCATGAGTTTTACATACGGACAACTAAAGCAGGCCATACAGGACTTTACAGAAAACGATGAAACGTCTTTTGTGAATAATCTTCCTGTGTTTATTCGCTCCGCAGAGGAACGTATTCTAAAAAGTGTTCAGCTTAGTTTATTTCGTAAAAATGCCACGGCATCTACGGATACTGGGTTTCAATATTTAGCGGTTCCGTCTGATTTCTTGGCTCCGTTTTCGCTAAGTATGACGGGAACAGACGGCGATAAGTTCTTTGTCGAGTTTAAGGATCCTAGTTTTATTCAAACATATACCCCTGATCCTACCACCACTGGAGAACCAAAGTATTACGGTCAGTTCGACATAGATTATTTTATCTTAGGGCCGACTCCAGACGCGGAATATACAGCAGAACTGCATTATTTCTATCGGCCTCTAAGTATTACGGACTCTACACTAAACGATAACAGCACTACTTGGTTGAGTGAAAATGCAGAGTTAGCGTTGCTTTATGGTAGTTTAATCGAAGCATACGTGTACATGAAGGGTGACCCAGACGTTATGAACATGTATAATTCACGCTTCCAGGAAGCCTTAGTTGGAATCAAACTACTTGGAGAGGCTAAAGAAACCACGGATGAATACCGTACAGGTAAAGTAATAAGGGCTAAACAATAATGTTTAAGTTTGAGTTAAACGTACCCCGTGATGAGCAAGTTGTGTTGGTTAACACAACAGAGAATCGTGGTTTATCTCCAGAGGAACTTTCTGAGCAATGCGTTCAGAAAATTGTATCTGTATCTGATGAAGCTCCCCCAGCCATCAGAGATCAGGCTCGTGCTTTTCAAAAGCACATTGAAACGCTTGTTGCATATTATATGCGACAGGCTATTCGCAGCGACCGCACAACTGTGTATAATGCACTTAATGATGCGGGGCATCCCGAACTGGCTGAACTCATAAGGAGACTTTAATATGGCCTTTACTGGAAACTATATGTGTACGTCGTTCAAGTCTGAACTTATGACAGCGACACACGATTTCACAAACTCAACAGGTAATACCTTCAAGTTGGCTTTGTATGACAACAACGCGACATTCAATGCCGCAACTACAGCTTACACAGCAACTAACGAAGTTGGTGACTCAGGCTCTTACGTTGCTGGCGGCGGTGCGCTAACCAATGTCACACCAACATCTTCTGGTACAACAGCATTCACAGACTTCAATGACATTACGTTTACGTCTGCAACAATCACTGCTCGTGGTGCGTTGATTTATAATGATACCGCAGCGGGTGATCCTACTGTAGTTGTTCTAGACTTTGGTTCAGACAAAACATCTACATCTGGGGACTTCCAGATTGTATTCCCAACGGCTGACGCAAGTAACGCTATCATCCGTATCGCCTAAACTCTTAAACGGAGTGACAGGTCATGGCGGATGCCAGAGTAATATATGCTGGCTGGGGCAGAGACTCGTGGAGTAGCGGTACTTGGAGTAATCCTGCCGTAACTCTACCCTCTGCTGATGGTCAAGTAGGCACTGTCACTGTATCAGCTAGTGCGCCCAATATCGCAGTCACTGGTGTGTCTGCGCTCGAAGGCGTTGGCGTGGTCTCTATTGAGGGCGCAGCTAGTGTACCCGCTACAGGCATAGATGCTACTGGGAACGTAGGTAGCGTAAGCGTTGTTGCTGAAGCGGTTGTTTCTCCTACTGGTGTTGAAGGCACGACAGAGGTTGGTTCTGTTGTTGCATCTATTCCGGGCGAAGTAGCTGTTATTGGCATACAGGCAACCACTGCGGTTGGTTCTGTTACAGCTAATGCTGGAGCAGATGTTACACCTACAGGTGTGGAAGCCACAGGTGAAGTAGGTGGGCTACCCACACAGCCAGTTGGTCAAGAGGCCACAGGTGAAGTAGGTGTTGTATCTATCAATGGTGCTACGATTGCGCTTGTCACTGGCGTTGAGGCTACGGGTGAAGTTGATTCTGTTACCGTATCTGGCGATGCGCCAAACATACCTGTATCTGGTTTGGAATCTACAAGTGCCGTTGGCTCCGTAACTGTAGTTGAAGGCGCAGGTATTGGTGTAAATGTTACAGGCATATCAAGCTCCACTTCTACAAATGACGTATCGGTTTCCGCAGATTCTTCTGTATCTGTTACGGGTCTAGAATCCACAAGTGCTGTAGATTCAGTTACAGCTACAGGCGTAGCAAGTGTTCCAGTCACAGGACTTGAAGCGACAGGCGTTGTAAACGGCCTACCTCAAAGCGTTACAGTTTACCTCACCGCTTCTGATGATGCTGGCTGGGGTCGTGGTGCATGGAGTTCTGGCGAGTGGAGTCAGCCAGTAGAATCTGACATTGGTATGTCAGGCACCGTAGGTGATGTAACTGTTGATCTACGGATTCAGGTTCCTGTTACAGGCTTGGAGGTGACAACGGGCGTAGGTTCTGTTACTGTTGCGACAGGTACGGGCGTTGATGTTCCTGTCACGGGGGTAGAGGCAACTGGACTGGTAGGTCCACGGGGAGTTACCGTTTGGGGTAGAATAGTTCCAGGTCAGACAGCGACATGGACAGAGATTGCACCAAACACAACAAAAGAGTATATTGAAATTAGACCGTGACGGAGGTTAATGCTTCATGGCTAGTACATACACAGTAAACAGTGGTATTGAGCTGATTGCCAATGGCGAACAGTCTGGCACATGGGGCGATACCACGAACGTAAACTTACAGATCGTAGACCGACTAACAGGCGGCGTAGGTACGATCACACTTTCAGGAACAACACATACTTTGACGACTACAGATGGTTCTCTGTCTGACGGTCAATA